TGGCGGATATCGCGGTGATATTCCACTGGCCGCCATCAGAGCTGTATACCCTGAGCCTGACCGGGCTCCTGACATGGCGCGACAAGGCGCTGCAACGTAGCGGAAACCATCATGAGCAATAACGTCAGACTTGAGGTGCTGCTGAACGCGGTCGACCGGGCAAGCCGACCGCTTAAAGCTATCCAGACCGCCAGCAAATCCCTATCCGGTGATATCCGCACTTCGCAAACCAGCCTGCGCGAGCTCAATGCGCAGGCATCCCGCATTGACGGATTTCGTAAAGCCAGTGCGCAGCTCGCCGTCACCGGTCAGTCACTGCAAAAGGCAAAGCAGGAGGCGGCTGCGCTGGCTGTCCAGTTTAGAAATACGCAGACCCCGACGCTCGCACAAGCGCGCGCACTGGAGGCGGCGAAGAAATCCGCCGCTGACCTGCAGCTCAAATATAACGGCCTGCGTCAGTCCGTACAGCGTCAGCGCACCGAGCTCACGCAGGCGGGGATTAATACCCGCCAACTATCGACCGATGAGCGGGGGCTCAGGTCGCGCATCAGCGAGACAACCGCGCAGCTTAACCGCCAGCGTGACGCGCTGGCGCGGGTCAGTCAGCAACAGGCCAGACTGAGCGCAGTGAAAAAACGTTATGAATCCGGGCAACAGCTCGCCGCCGGGGCGCGCAATGCCGGAATGGTCGGCGTCGGTGTGTCAACTGCCGGGCTTTACGGGGCGTCACGCTTTATCGCGCCGGGCATCGGCTTTGATAAGCAGATGTCAGGCACGCAGGCGATCCTCGGGCTTGATAAAAGCGATGACAAACTCGCGGCCATTCGTAAACAGGCGCGTGATATCGGTGCGACCACGGCCTTTTCGCCGGGTGACGTGGCGCGCACGCAAACCACGCTCGCACGCTCAGGCTACAACGCTGACGACGTGCTGGCGGCGACCGGTTCGACCGTCAACCTGAGCCTTGCGGCTGATGTCGATATTGCCGAAGCGGCTGACATCATTACCAACATGCAATCGGCGTTTAACCTCTCCACCACTGAGATTGAGCGTGTTGCGGATGTGATGACCAAAGGCTTTACGTCATCGAATACCGGTCTGGTCGAGCTGGGCGAGGCGATGAAATACGTTGCACCTATCGCGGAGGCCGCAGGCGCAAGTATTGAAGACACGACGGCGATGCTCGGGATTCTGGCGGATAACGGGATTAAAGGCTCGATGGCCGGGACCGGGGCGAGTGCCATTTTCAACCGTCTGCAGGCTCCGATGGGTAAAGCGGTCGATGCTATCTCAGAGTTAGGCGTGAAAACCCGCGACGACAAAGGGAACATGCTGCCGGTCGAGAAAATCCTCAAGGATATTCATAAGTCCTTTGCAAAAAACAAGCTCGGGACGGCGGAGCAGGGCGAATACCTGAAAGTCATCTTTGGTGAGGAGGCGATGAAGGGGGCGATTAAACTCGTCGCCGCTGCCGGTGACGGGTCACTGGCGAATAAGCGCCAGCAAATCGGGGATTCAAAAGGAACCACGGAGCGGATAGCCAAAATCCAGACCGACAACCTCGACGGGGATCTGAAAAACCTGCAGTCGGCTTATGAAGATTTGCAGATTGAGGTATTCGATAAAGAGAACTCCGCGCTACGTCGCCTGACGGTTTCCGCGACCGATATGCTCGGCAAGGTCGCCGCCTGGGCGAAAGCGAATCCTGAACTGACACAGACTATTTTCACCGTCACCGCCGGTGCGCTGGCGCTGGTTGGCGTGCTCGGCGGGATTGGCCTGATTGCGTGGCCGGTGATTGCCGGGATTAACGGCATTATCGCCGCTGCCGGTTTGCTGGGTATCATTTTCTCGACCGTCGGGACCGCCATTGTCACGGCCATTGGGGCAATCAGTCTGCCGGTGGTGGCCGTGGTCGCGGCTGTCGTGGGTGCTGCCTTGCTCATCTATAAATTCTGGGAGCCGATTAGCGCCTTTTTCGCGGTGGTGGTGGCGGGGATTAAAACGGCTTTTGCCTCTCTGTCGCCGGTGTTTGACGCTATCGCGGAAAAGCTCGGTGCTGTCTGGAAATGGTTCACTGGCCTGTTTGCGCCGGTGAAATCCCTGCAGGACATTTTCGAGCGCTGCAAAAATGTCGGCGTGGCCTTTGGTCAGGCGCTGACGGATGCGCTGATGGCTCCGCTCAACATCTTCAACAGCCTGAGCGGAAAGGTGAGCTGGTTGCTCGAAAAGCTCGGGGTTATCAAAAAGGAATCGAGCGACCTCGACCAGAACGCCGCGAAAACGGACAAGACCCCAAATGGCGGGTATATCCCGGCAACCGCGGGTTATGGCGGGTATCAGAGTTATCAGCCTGTCACGGCTCCTGCCGGACGCTCGTATATCGACCAGAGCAAAAGTGAGTACAACATCACTCTGCAGGGTGGGGTTGCGGCGGGGAGTGACCTCGACCGCCAGCTCCGCGAGGCCGTCGATAAACTCGACCGCGAAAACCGTGCGCGTCAGCGCTCCAGCATGAGACACGATTAAGGAGGACATAAAGCATGTTAATGGTGCTGGGCTTTTTTGTGTTTGAGCGGCGGACCCTGCCGTATCAGTCGATGCAGTATTCGAAGGATTACCGCTGGGCGTCAAATGACCGTATCGGCAAGCCACCGGCGTATCAGTTTCTCGGGGAGGGGGAAACCACGCGCACGCTGTCGGGTGTGCTTTACCCGGAAATCACCGGCGGCCGCCTGTCCTTGCTGGCCGTCGAGCTGATGGCCGACGAGGGGCGCGCATGGCCGCTGATTGACGGGAACGGCATGATCCACGGGATGTATGTTATCGATAAAGTGACCCACACTCACAGCGAGTTTTTCAGTGACGGTGCGGCGCGAAAGATTGAGTTTAGCCTGTCGCTGAAACGCATCGATAAGTCACTCGCGGCCATTTATGGAGACCTGAAAACGCAGGCCAGCAATCTGGTTAGTGATGCGGGTAACTGGCTGGGAGGGCTGGCGGGATGATAACTGACATGAATATTCAGGCCGGGGCGCGTATTGCGCCTGCGTATATGCTCACGCTCAATGGCGCGGATATCACGCAGAATTTCAGCGACCGGCTTATCGGTCTGACCATGACCGACAATCGCGGATTCGAGGCTGACCAGCTCGATATCGAGCTTGATGATACCGACGGGCTGGTCGAGCTGCCGCCGCGCGGGGCAAAGCTGACGCTGTGGTTAGGCTGGCAGGGCTCCGCTCTGGTGAATAAGGGAAGCTTTACGGTCGACGAAATCGAGCACCGTGGCGCGCCCGATACGCTGACCATCCGGGGGCGCAGTGCGGATTTTCGCGGGACGCTGAACTCTCGCCGCGAACAGTCATGGCATGACACAACGCTCGGGGTGATTGTCGAGACTATTGCGCAGCGTAACAAACTGACGGCCAGCATGGCGGATACCCTGAAAGCCATTGCGATCCCGCATATCGACCAGACGCAGGAATCGGACACGGCGTTTTTGTCCAGGCTGGCTGAGCGTAACGGGGCGTCTGTCTCAGTAAAAGCCGGGAAATTATTATTCCTGAAAGCGGGTAGCGCGATGACGGCCAGCGGCAAACCCATACCGCAAATGACCGTCGAGCGCGGTGACGGCGACCGGCATCAGTTCGCTATCGCTGACCGGGAGGCGTACACCGGCGTCACGGCGAAATGGCTGCACACGAAAGACCCGAAACCGCAAAAGCAAAAGGTGAAGCTGAAACGAAAGCCAAAGGTGCGGCACCTGCGCGCGCTACAGCATCCGAAAGCGGCTAAAACCACGGCAAAGGCCAAAGCCAAAAAGGAGCAGGAAGCGCGCGAGGGTGAGTATATGGTCGGTGAGGCTGACAACGTGCTTGAGCTCACGACCATCTACGCGACAAAGGCGCAGGCCATGCGCGCCGCTCAGGCAAAGTGGGACAAAATACAGCGCGGTGTTGCGGAGTTTTCAATCTCGCTGGCTATTGGCCGTGCAGATTTATTTCCTGAAACGCCGGTAGCGGTGAAAGGCTTTAAGCGCGTGATAGACGAGCAGGCGTGGATAATCAACCGCGTGGTGCACAGTCTCAACGGGAACGGCTACACGACGGGCTTAGAGCTCGAGGTGAAGCTTTCGGATGTTGAATATGTAGCGGAGGAGGATTAATTAATCTATTCTCAAAAAGTGAAAATGTGAGTATCATTCGTTCACTATTTGTGAATTGAGGGCGTTTTATGTTCCACTGTCCTAAATGCCAGCACGCAGCACATGCGCGCACAAGCCGCTATTTGAGTGAGAATACTAAAGAACGCTATCACCAATGCACCAATATAAATTGCAGTTGTACGTTTGTGACGATGGAGTCAGTACAGCGCTTTATAGTTACGCCTAGTAACATTAATCCCGCTCCACCGCACCCGTTGCCAACTGGACAGCGTCAATTATGGATGTAGAAGAACCCGCCGCGAGCGGGTTTTTTTATGGCATAAGGAAAGTTACGTTAGAAATCCACCGCCATTTCATCGCCATCTAAATCATAGGCAACAAAAAAGCCACTCGCGAGAGTGGCCTAAATGTATGTTTTTATTGCTTAAATTTGGTGGCCCCTGCTGGACTTGAACCAGCGACCAAGCGATTATGAGTCGCCTGCTCTAACCACTGAGCTAAGGGGCCGTGGCGGTGAATTATAGAGTAACTCCGCCGCGCAATCCAGCCATTCACACCTGCCTGCTGTTTTTATAAACAATGCATAATCAATCCTTTATACTAACTACCTGATGTATTGATCGGAGAATGGGATGATCAGCGATATTCTTGCGCCCGGGCTACGGGTGGTGTTCTGTGGGATCAACCCGGGGAAGTCATCGGCGCACACGGGTTTTCACTTTGCCCATCCAGGGAATCGCTTCTGGAAGGTGATTCATCAGGCCGGATTTACGGACAGGCTTCTCAAGCCGGAAGAGGAGCAGCATCTGCTGGATACCCGCTGTGGCATTACTATGCTGGTCGAGCGGCCCACAGTGCAGGCGAATGAGGTGAATTTGCACGAGTTGCGCAGCGGCGGCAGGGAATTGGTCAAAAAGATTGAGGACTATCAGCCTGCGGCGCTGGCGATTCTCGGTAAGCAGGCGTACGAGCAGGCATTTAGCCAGCGCGGCGCGCAATGGGGCAAGCAAAGCATAACGATCGGCATGACGCAGGTGTGGGTGCTGCCCAATCCGAGTGGGCTTAACAGAGCGACGCTGGATAAACTGGTGGAGGCCTATCGGGAGCTGGATGAGGCGCTGGTGGTGCGGGGAAGATAATGATGTTCTGACCGTTCACTCATCTCCACGCTCTTTCATGAAGGGAAAACCGCCGGGGTATGGCTCCGTACCGGCATAAAAAAAGCTCCCCGTAGGGAGCTTTTTTAATTCCAGGACCGATTAATCGTCCAGGAAGCTACGCAGAACTTCAGAGCGGCTCGGGTGGCGCAGTTTGCGCAGTGCCTTCGCTTCGATCTGACGAATACGTTCGCGCGTTACGTCGAACTGTTTACCTACTTCTTCCAGCGTGTGGTCGGTATTCATATCGATACCAAAACGCATACGCAGGACTTTCGCTTCACGGGCGGTCAGACCAGCCAGAACGTCGTGAGTGGCAGCACGCAGGCTCTCGGTCGTCGCAGAGTCCAGCGGCAGCTCGAGGGTAGTATCCTCGATGAAATCACCCAGATGCGAATCTTCATCGTCGCCGATTGGCGTTTCCATGGAGATTGGCTCTTTCGCGATTTTCAGCACTTTACGGATCTTGTCTTCCGGCATCAACATGCGTTCAGCCAGTTCTTCCGGCGTTGGCTCGCGGCCCATTTCTTGCAGCATCTGGCGAGAAATACGGTTGAGCTTGTTAATCGTCTCAATCATATGCACCGGAATACGGATGGTGCGCGCCTGATCCGCGATAGAGCGGGTAATTGCCTGACGAATCCACCAGGTTGCGTAAGTGGAAAACTTATAACCACGACGGTATTCAAACTTATCTACCGCTTTCATCAGACCGATGTTGCCTTCCTGAATCAAATCCAGGAACTGCAGACCGCGGTTGGTGTATTTCTTCGCGATAGAAATAACCAGACGCAAGTTCGCCTCAACCATCTCTTTCTTCGCACGACGGGCTTTCGCTTCGCCGATAGACATACGACGGTTGATGTCTTTCACCTGCTCGATGGTCAGGCCGGTCTCTTCTTCAATCTGACGCAGTTTCTGCAGGCCGCGCTGAACGTCATCAGAGACGTCGTGGAGCTTTTCAGACCACGGTTTGTTCATGGCGATAGCAGCGTTGAACCAGGTTTCGCTGGTTTCGTTGCCGGTGAACAGTGTGATGAAGTTTTTCTTCGGCATTTTGCACTGTTCAACGCACA